TTGATCAATGGTTCATCACCTTGGATATTTACGTAGATATCGGCGTGTTTGAACGGAGAATCTACCGCTAAAGCAACACGGTCTGTTCCAGTTGGACAATCGTCGGAAATCATTACACATTTACCATCAAATCGCTCCACTTCATTGCGTATTCTTACGTCATCTGTAAGAACAACAACAACATCTAAGTGTTTTGAGAGTTTTGCTCGTTCATAAACCCTTTGGATCATGGTTTGACCCTTAATAAGAGCGATAGGTTTGCCTTCGAACCGAGTTGAGTCCCATCTTGCTGGAATAAGGCCGATTTTTAGATTAGTTGGGTTATCGATTTCAGTATTCGGTCGCATGTTTCATGTTTTAGGTATTTTCCAGCAGTTCCGTAGCCGTAATCTGCATAATAGAAGTGAGTTCCTGCTCTATTTGCAGCTTGTTGGTCAATTTGTGTGTCTCCAATGTAGACACAATCTTTTGGGTCTTCATTTAGACGTGAAATTGCGTTCAATAACATATCAGGTGCGGGTTTGCCTCTATAATGTTTGATCCCTGACGGATGATCACATGGACAGATAACAGAATCGAACTCAATAGGCCAATCTTCTAATATTTTATTGGTTGTGGCAATGGGTTTGGACGTAACGATTGCTTTTTTGGCATCTAAACTTTCTAAAGTTTCAAATACTCCATCATATGGTTTAGTTTTATCAAGATTTGCTAGTGATGTTTCTATATATGTCTTTTTGATCTCCGCGATACTTGCGTGTATCCCTAATTTGTGCATGATGTCTTCAAATGGTTGACCGATATGTAGAAAATATGAGTCAAAACTATTTGAACCGTTAAGATTTAAAGATTCAATGTTATGAACACGTCGGCATTCTTCCCAAGCAATCTCCATGGTTTTTTTAGAGTCTATTAAGACTCCATCTAAGTCAAAAATATATAATTTCATTGTTTTTTTGGGACTAAATTGTCTTCGGTTAGTATCCGAAAAGTCATTTTCCTCTCTCCGCAAAATTCTTCAGCTGCTTTAAACTTCGCTTGGTTAATAGAATATGTTGCAACCGCCTTTAGATATTTTCTTGTCCTTCGTTTTTGTTTCGTCGGTGGAGATAAGAACTTTTTTGGTTTAACTTCAATGATTTCACGAAGCACTTTACCAGTTTTGTTTATATATTTTATATAAAAGTCGGGAAAATATCTATGTATCTTTTTATCTACGGGCGAAAGGTATGGAATGATCAACTCTTCTGATCCCCATTCGACTATTGAGGGGTTATTATCACAATAAATCATAAATCTTCGCTCCCAAAGAGACCGATAATAGATTTTTGTAGGGTCTCCCCTATATTTTTTATAGTTCTTTGGTTTGAACTTACCACTATATGACATAAATAAGAATATCTAATACGTATTCTATTATTTATAGGGACACAATGTCATCATTAAACAAGATACTTAACAAAGTCAATCAAGCACAACAAGCACTCAAGTCTGCGAAAGGAATTAAGAGCAAAATTGAGAGCATCAGTGGAAGTAAAGGAACTACAACAGATGAAGTCAAACTCGACTACGAGAAATCTGAAAGAGTTCTAGAACAACGCAGAGCATCCTTACAAGAAGGATTAGACTCTGCCAACGCTGCTAAGTCAACAGCAAAATCCAAACCAGCTGGCGCGGATGTTGAAATGGTATATCCTACAGACGAGATTCTAGAAAACTATATCGTATTTAATATGAGACCAAGAAAGGATAGGTCAAGTAATTCGGGTGGAAAGAATCTCTTTAGTGGAGAAACAAATCCTATTATTGCACTTCACGTTCCATCAGACATCTCATCTACAACAGGTGTTGAATTTCAAGCATCAGAAGTAGGTGGCACTGTGAGAAGAGCCCTGAGCACTTTTAATGGTCAAGGTCTTGACGGACAAGGTCTATCAGAAATAATGGGTGGGTTGTCAAGCATGATGACTGGTTTAATGAATTCTATGACTGGTGACGCGGTTAATATTATTAGAGGTCAAGCAACAAACCCCATGGAAGAAATGGCATTGAAAGGTGTCGGGTTTAGAGATTTTGAATTTACCTATGAATTTCTTCCAAGGTCTGGAGCAGAAGCAAAGGTTGTTCACGATATAATCTATACCTTTAAAACTGCAATGTTACCTGATACTTTTGGAGCAGGAGGCAGTTCAAATATAGAAAACTTTTTTAATTATCCAAACATTTTTGATGTCGAGTGGGAAGGCCCAGTGCAAAAAGTATTGGATGGTTTCTTACCCATGGTCTGCACTAAATGTGATGTAGATTATTTTGGTGGTGGAGCTGCTAGTTTATATGAGGAATTTGATGGACGCCAATATCCAGTGCATACATCTATGGCAATAGCATTCACTGAAATTAAGATTCTTTCACAAGAGACTTATCAACAAATTTCAGCTAACCCAATGGCAACAGATATTGGTGGTGGTAATCCAAGCATAATAGCTGGAGACTTAATCAAGGGTCAACCAACTCCTGACGAACAAAAACTTATTGATGAGAACAATAAAAAAACTAAAGGGACGGGTGGCCCATAATGGCAAATCAATATTTTAAAAACTTTCCTGAGATTCAATATAAGATTCAAGACTCCAATGGTGTAGATAAGTTTGTTACGATTAAAGACTTCTTTCGTAAGTCTAGAATAGAACAAGCTGCGGTCACTAATGTTATTGATTATACTTACTATGAATTAGAAGACGGAGAACGGCCTGATGTTGCTGCAACTAAATTATATGGTAATCCTGATTTACACTGGACATTCTTTCTAGTAAATGAAATAGAAAACTATTATGACTGGCATAGAGACAACAACTCATTTGAAGTGTTTATGTCTGAGAAATATCCCGGCCAGATATTAAAGGCAAGTGCAACTACTGATATTGTGTCTGCAACTTCTAAGTTTCTAATAGGAGAACGTCTAGCATTTCAATATGAATTTGAGTATAGTAATGATACCTCTTTCTCAGGAACAGATGAGAATGGGAAGACATTAAGTTTTCAAGAAGAAGGCCTTAAGGTTTATCGAGTAGATGTTGATACTGGTATTAAAATATTATTGCAAAATCCGTCTCAGTATACAATCAGTAATCTTTCTAACTATAGATATACAACTCTCACATATGTAGAAACAAATCCAATATTAAAGACTGGTGATAAACTCCTTATTAACGATTCAATTAAAGCAAATGTAATTAAAGTCGAACCAACATTTAAACGTATAGTCACTGTAGGACATTCACTTGTAGGTGGTCAAAGGATCACTGGTTCAGTAAGTGGTAAAACATTTACTATTGTAGATGCAATAAATCATAGAGACGGTATAAGACATTATAAATCTGAAGCTGGTCATTATAGGAATACCTTTACAAGTGGGGATATAAGTGAGAGTCATTATAAACATGAAATAGATAAGAACGAGGAAAAAAGAAGAATCAAAGTTATACGACCCGAATTCATTAAACGAGTTGTGAATGAATTTGAACGAATAATGTTGTCATGAGTGAAGATAATTTCAAAGCAGGTGCATTCTACACCGATGCATTTTCATTAGTCAATCAATATAACGAAACCGTTGATCTAAGGGGTTTGGTTATTAACTTTCAACTATTTGAATCCATCTATAAGAAGTTTGTCACAGCGGAAGTTTCCATATTAGATGGAATGAATCTTTTAAAGAATTTTAGATTTACGGGTCAAGAGTTCATTAGGATTTCAATTAAACAACGTGACGTTGGAGGTGAACCCGCTCCAAAAGAATTTGCAATCGACAAAACATTTAGAGTTTATAAAGTTTCCAATTTTCAAAAACCACAAGAATCTATAGGAACTTATGTCTTAAAGTTATGTGATCCAAGATTATTTTTCTGTAAAAGAAAAAGAATTAGTAAAGTTATGAGAGGGTCTTATGATCAAATGTTGCAAAGTGTTCTTTTAGAAGAAGCACATATTAAAGGAGAGGAGTTTGATCAATGGACTACAACTGTTCCCGAGAACAGTCAATTCATAGTTCCCAACTGGACAGTTGGAAGGTTTATAGATTTTGTTGTTAATAACTCTAACCATTCACCACAAGCAGAATGGAAAAATGGTATGTTCTTCTTTCAAACTTTGAATGGTGGATTTAGGTTTACCAGTATAGATCAAATGTTTCAACAAGAATTTCCGTTAGTGTTTTCTTTTAAACCTAGAAGTGCAGACCTTGGCACAGATAGTAAAGACGCACAATCCGAGGAAGGTATTAATACAATGATTGAGTCATATGAAAAACCACAGTTGTTTGATACCTTAAAAGGAACCATGGGTGGTGCATACGCTTCTATGTTAAAGGTATATGATCCTGTAAGAAAAGTAGAAGAAGATATTGTCTATGATATGGCTGAAACCTTTAAGAGAGGAAAACATCTATCAGGACATCCTATGTTATTATTAGACGAACATGAAAGAACATTAACAACAGGGAACTTGATTGATCAAGAAACTGATCCTGTAGTCAATGAAATTGATATAGACCTAGCACCTAATAAAGAATTTGAAAGTATGGTTTTATATGAACATGATATGAATCATTCTTTTGATGATGCAGATGACATATCAAACAACGAAATATTCTCAGGTCTTAAAGTAAAAGATAATGCGAAGTTAGAAAGAAGAGCAATGTTAGAAACATTACAACAACATAAAATTGTCGTTACCATTCCATTAAGAACTGATCTTAGTGTGGGCAATGTTATTCAATTAAGTTTGCCTGGCGGGGAAACAGGTGGTGCAGATAATCCCGACTCGGTAAATGACGATAGATATTTAATTACTGATTTAAATGTAAACGGAAGTCCTAGTGATGCAGCTGGTATTTGTTATATTGAATGTGTAAAAGAAAGTTACGCACTTCCAATTAAGGATGCCACACCATTATCTAAGGTGGCTCCACCACAGAAGGTATAATGAATTTTTTCGGAATAGTAGAAGATAGAAATGATCCTTTAAAGATAGGAAGAGTTCGCGTTCGTTGTCATGGTATTCATACTGATGATAAACAGTTGATTGCAACTCCTGATTTACCATGGGCTCAAGTGTTACTACCAACAACCTCTGCTGGTCTATCAGGCCTTGGAACACAACATGGACTTGTAGAAGGGTCTACAGTATTTGGTTTCTTTAGAGATGGTGAGCTTTGTCAAGACCCCGTTGTCACGGGTGTTGCTGTTGGTATACCACCAGCTGGATATCGAGAAACAACTACAGATGAATTGCTTATAAGGGAAACCGATAAAGGGTTTAATGATCCAAGAAAATTGACTGTTGCAGATTATGATGGAACTCCCGATGGTAAAAATCCCGAACAATCTCCTCAAAGAGGTCACGGTCTTACAACCGCTATGGATACAGCACCAAAGTCTCCGAAGACTATTGATATAAAATTTGATTCGACAGGGTCTACAATAACAGAGACAGAAGTAACAGAATCTATGTTACCATATTATCCATTGTATACAGACGATTCTGATTCCTCAACCCTTGCAAGAGGTAGTGTATTAGACCATAAGATAGCTAAACAAACAGATGCAGAAGGTAAAGAAGTTACGATACCCGATG